ATGACCACACTCGGTGAACCTGACAACTATGCACAATGCGTGTTGCGTAGAATGAGTAGCCAACTCTGTCAGGTTCGGGACATCCGAGGTGGCTTCTCTGGTTATGGTGACTCCGTGATCATTGAGATCAGCCACTGGGGTCCAGCTTTTGTGTGGGCCATCGCTACGACAAAACATGTTGTTTTGGCCGTCGTGGTGGTCTTTATCACAGTGGCCCCACTTTTCGCCTTCTATTTGGTATACAGATGGTGGCGAGACCTCGGTGACACCCCACTCACTTTCACCAACTACGTACGGGCTCTAGCCGGCTCTGCGTGGTATCGCGAAAATCACAACACGCACGTAGCACAGGCCCTGGAAACAGCGGTCTTGTTGCGTCGTACGGCGTTAGCACGAACAGCTAGCACGTTCTGTCGAGTTTTTGGCAATTGCCTCGATTACTACACATACCACGGCATTGACCCCAACTTTGCGGCGGCAGCGGTTGATCCGCTCCCCTTCCCGAAGTGGCGGCCAAACGGCGGCGGGATGTTGCCAAACTACTACGTCCGATACAAGCGATACAGAGGAGTCATCCTCAAAAAGATCAACGAGATAGGCCAATCCAACACTGACCTTGTCGAGAGTGAAGCTATGCTAGTGGCTGAGATAATCAGCGCGCTGGCCAGAGAGTTTCCTGCAGGCAGTGACAAATGGATGGACGCCCCAAATTTCGATGTCCGACTCGAGACAGCGATAGGGCAGGCCTTCTCAGACACCGCGCAGCGCGTTCAAGCCGTGCGCGTGGTTGTCAACTGATCGGTGAAAGCCATGGCAGCAGTAGACTTCGCTGATGCGGTGCCTGACATGTACTATGTCAACCAAGACACTGGCCGCTTGCGAAGTCTCAAACGAATAATCAAGCTCTACACCGGTGACTCCACCAAATTTAAACCACCAATGGTGCGGTTTTGGCGGATGAGGACCAGAGCAATCAACAAGCGGAAACGTTTTTGTCTTCTTTTTCCATCTTTTTCTTTCACATTCTTCTCGCGCAGACCGCGCGTGAACACGAGTGTAGATACGTCAGCAGCTAATGCGGCCTTGGCGTTACTGATGCGCCATCGGGTGTGTGATCCCGATCGCCCTACGGTACCGCGAGCAAGGCCCATTGCCGCATATGTGCGTGAGCTGCTAGCGCTATACACTTTCGTGGGATGTATAATCCCGTGGACTCTACTGTCGGTGATCAACCGATACACGGGTGAGAAGAAGAATCACTACCTCAAGGGATACAAAGACTATCTCCAATATGGATTAAACCGGATGAGCGGAGCATTATCGGTTAAATGGTTCGAGGGCGGCAACCGCCCTCGTGCAATCATCATCCAGGAGAGCCGCCTACATGACGGTGCACGCAACCGAATACCCATAGCGGTCGAACTGACTGTTCGACTGCCGCTAGAACATGCACTACGCAGGTTGTGTTGGCATGGGTTCAACGTGTTCACCATGGGGATGAATTCTGCAG